ATGAATAAAACTTTGAATTTATTGTAGTTTTCTTTGGTCAAGAAATCTTCTAACAAGTCATTAAAATCTTTTAAACCTTTTTCTTTTTTAAATCTTTTAAGTTCTTCTGATAATAAAAATAATGTATTTCTTTCTATATCTAATATGTTTTTTCTGGAATCGTAGTATTCTAATAGATCCATCCTTTTTACAGCCGCTGTATTTATTATGGTAAGGTATTCGTTATCAGAATTAAATGTACCATCACTATCAGAAAACTTTGCAGTTTTAATTGGTATGCCACATTTTTCACCAAACTCTTTATAATCTTCTGGTCCCATCATTTTTTCTTTTGTCATGCCTAATTGATTAAATGCATACGAATGCAATGTTCTAAAAAATGCTAAATCATTTTCTACATCCAGACCAAACTTATCCGCTGCCCTTGTTGCTGCTTCTGTTGCAGCTTTTTTAGTGAACGAAAAATAACCTATTTGTTTAGGCCTGATTCCGTCTTGTATGAACTGGTCTACCAAGTTTAACAACGTTGTTGTTTTTCCTGTTCCTGGCGGCCCTAATATTATTGTTTTCATATGCCTGTTTTCTGCACTCCTTTGCTTCTTTTTTTAATCCTTGTTGCTCTAACCAATCTGCGTGATTTAAAAGCACTGTGTTTATGTTCATTAAAAGTTCTCCTCTTGATATGGTATCTTAGAAGTTGATGCTTCTGTTTGTTTCATCGTTTTTATTTTAATTAATCTTGGTTGTTGTTTTTTAATACGGACTCTTTCTTCACCTTCAAATACTTCTAATTGTTTTATTAAATTACCAGTTTGATTTTTATCTTTTTCCCAGTGATTTCTTTTACAAAAATTATAAAAGTCCTCCATTCTAAAATATGTAAACTCTCTTTTTTCATCTGTGAATGGTAACTTATTTAATATATCATCCCAAGTTCTTGCTGATTGTCTATTAGTTGTCCAATCTTGCAACAACCCAGTAAGTTCATTAACAGGGTCTAAGGACTCTAATGGCTCTACCTCCTGGAGAGCCGTCATCATAGGTTTTAAAAAATGTTGTTTCCAATCTTGTGGTTTAGGTACAGGCACAACTAAATTAGCTTGATCCAAACACGCTAATGCAAATAGTTGTGGACTATAAAGTTGTTCTGATTTTAATTGTATTCTTTTTTTATCTACACTTAA